AACTTTGCTTGCGTGAGTATAATCACGCAAGGCATTGACTTCAGTAAACCCTTGCCAGAATTGTTGACCAAATGTTGGCATTGCCCTGCCCTTAGGCGCCTAGGCCAACACCTGTTACTGAACCACCGATTGTACGTCCAAGTCCTGTGGCAATAGCACCAATACCACCATCGTTCACACTGGTCTTGGTCTGTGCGGCATTGTCATAAGCAATGTTCAAGTTGATTGTGACACCTTCGTTGGTACCATAGTTGAGTTCACCGTAGTCAGCACCCTTCAGGTAGCAACCATACAGTTCCCAGTTCTCAAGAACTGTAGGTGTGTCTGCACCATTGCCACCATCAAGAATTTGAATTGTGGTCATAAACTTGTAGTCAATACCAGCCGCGGCTGATGCTTGTTCCAAGAAGTCCAGTTGTTTCTGCATTTGTTCACCAACCAGTGTCATAACACTGCCTGATGCATCATCACGTACTGAACATGCGATATCAGCCCAGGTATGACGTCCGGCCAACTTCAGCGTTGAGTTGTAAATTGGTAATGCGATTTCTTCAAATGTTAGATTGGGTCTTGCCACGCTGACAACTTGTTTGGTCATTTCTGTTGTGCTATTAGTTACACCAAAATTTTGAAACAATACTCTAAATCTGTATTTGAGTTTGGGCATCAACAGGCCCTGGGCGCTCGCGGATTGATCGCTTGCTAACGGTACTGTCATTCTGTTTAGTGATGCGCTTGCCATTTGTTATCTCCTATATGTTTATTTACCTGAAACGAGGCCTGAAAAATCAGGCCCCAGTTTCATTATTGTCCGGCAGCAATTGCCCCAGTGTTCTTGATACGCAGGGGAATGTAGATGAATTCCACTGCTTTCACTGGCTCAATAGCAACGTCTACCCACAATTCATTGCGGTCAATACGTGCAGGAGTGTTATTGCTCAAGTCACAAACAACCAGGTAGTCATACAAGGCACGCTTGGCAACCAAGTCAATCATCAGGCTATTAACACTGTTGGTGATTTGATTGCGTGTGATTGTGTCATTGGGTTCAAACAAGTACAGTTTACCAATCTCTTCCAGGCGTCCACGCAAGAAACACACCAGGCGTGCCACGTTGATACGATCCAGTGCTGTGGTTGTGGCAGTGGTGGTCTTGTTACCAAAGTTGGTGATACCAATTCCGGGAATGAACGTGATTGGGTTGATATTGCGCTCATACAGGATGTCACGTACTGATTGACTCACGCCAATTTGTGTAAACTCACCTGTGGTGGCTTCAATATAACCAATTGCCAAGGCATTGTCCACAACACCACGACGTGTGCCTGCTGGCGCCAACCATGGATAACTTGCGGCATCACTGCGCAAGATTGTGCGTACCATCATGTGGCTTGGTGGTTGAACAACTGTGTTTCCGCCAAGATCTGTGGTCTGACAACTGGGGTAGAACACACCGCAATAGTTGCTCGTCAAGATGTTGCCATCGCCATTGGGTTGCCCCAGGCCATTGTTGTTGGTAGCAAACGCCACCAGGCTTGTGCCATCTGGGCCCAGGCGCATGGGTGTGTCACCAACCACAAACAGAGTGTTGTTGCGTTCGTTGCTGAGTGCAATCATGTTTGGTGTCAACTCTGGATAAGCAGGTGTGGCAATGATATTGTATTGGTTCTGTTCTTCACGTGCTGCCACGCTGGTGTCAATACCTGACTTGAGTGCCTCCACAATAATTTGACGCTGTGCCAAGCGACCTGACCACATGCTGCCATTGGATTTGTTGCCACTTGCTGTGAGCCATGTGCTGAGATCTATCAGATTCCAGTATGCAGTATTGCTTGGTGCTGTGCCGGCTGAGGTGGCCACGGCACAAACGTAGATGCCATTGCTGTAACTCACAAAGTCATTCACAGCATAGGCTGTGGTTGCTGAATAAGCATCAATTGCATAGTCAGTGGCTGTGGTTGTAAAGTAGTCTTGTTGCCAAGTCTTGACATTATAACCAGAACGACGTGTGTTAAACAACAAGGTACCTTGTGGATACAGTGCAGGGTTAGGTGCATCTGGATCTAGATAATCGCTGGTCAACAAACTCACGATGCTTGGCAATGCATCTGCTGAAGGGTCTGTGGTGCCGTTTGTGCTCCAACGTGCATCTGCAAACAGGATACCATTTTGTGTGGTTTGATCTGTGGTGTCAATTTCTACCCACTGTTCAACACCGCTGACTGCTTGCCAACGATACAGTTTGGGATAGTTTTCCAGATCGGATGTGTCAATCCACAAGTCTCCGTATACCAACGGACTCAATGATGTGTCAGTTTGTGTGGTAGGTGCTGTGGCACTGATGATGGGTCCGGTAGCATTACAATCAGTTAGATCGTAACCACGAACATCATTGGTAACGTTTTGGTAACCCTGCCAGGCGCCATCATCTTGAATCATGATATCAGCTGCATCAACTGCACTGTAATACCACAAACGACCATCTGCTGGATATGAGTCTGGCGCAGTAGAACTGGCTGTGTATTCAAACAATGGTGTTGAAACAAAGTTACTGAGTTTGAGTCCTGTGCCACTTACTGGGTTTTGTACTTGATCAGGAGCGCCTACTGCAAAACCAGCAATTGTAACTGGGGTACCGGATACATTTCTTAAAAATATTGTGCCGCCGGCTGAATGAGTAAACACAATGTTACCTGCTGAGTTAACACTGGCTGTAACATAAGGATTTGCAATAGCCGATACAGCAGTGATGAAATCACTTACTGTGCCGGTTCCGCCAATGGTAGCAGTAGCGGTAGATAGCGTGGTTGATCCAGGCACCGTGGCATTGACAGCAAAACTATTACCTACAGTAAATGCCGCTCCTGTAGGTACGGTAGTGCCAGTTATTATTGTGGCGCCTGCCGCATAACGTTCTTCAATTGTGAATGCCGCGGTAGGAATAATGGTACTCCAATCAAAAGTAGTCCAAGCCACATAAGTAGTGCCTGCTGGAATGTTCTTTCCGCCGCCTGTGGGATCAAGTGAATAAATTGCGGTGATATCACCGGTATAGGCAGGGCAAGATTGTGTGATAAAAGTTCCAAGGGCGGCACTGTATTGCTTGACTATCAACTGCAATCCGTTGTTGGCACTACTCATGTTTTGCCACACAGAACCTGTGGGTCTTGCATTTAATGGATCAATAGTAGCACCTGAAATCCATTTGGGTTGTTCATAACTGTAACCTGGGAAGTATTCTGGAGCAGGATACTGGCTTGCAGTAATACCCAACTGAGTCAGCAACGCAGTTCCCAAGTTAGGGCCGGCCACAACTTCAATAAAGCCATCACTGTTCAATGTGGAACCGTCTGTACCTGCGGCACTGGTAGCATACAGATACAATTGATTGCTCACTGCCCGAGCAGTAACGCCAGTGATAGCGGCACTATTAATAACCGCAACAAATCCTGCCACAGTGTTGGTTGCACCAACTGTGACTGTGGTGCCGTTGATGATCATGTTGGCACCCACAGTCAAGGTAGTGGTAACTGCATTGGTTCCTGCCACTGTGGGCCATGAAGTTTTCCAGGCATTGCTACCAACTTGATTCCAGGTGTTGTCGTATTTTTTGTAATAAACAAAAGCATATGCATCTACTGCCGACACAGCATAGTCACCAATACTGCCAATGGTTGCCAATGGTGTGGCATCAGCAATTGGGTCTGACCCGTCGCCTCCCACTGTGTCTGTTGTGTCTGTGATTATGGTAGGAGTTTGTAGGTCAAATGTTTCTGTGGTGGCATTCCATTCAAACAGGCCCCAAGTAGAAAGGCCTGTGTCCAACCAGTAGGTGCCGTTGGCCGGGGTGCCCAATGGACGAGTCAAACTGGCTGTGAGTGCTGTCAAATCAACATCAGCACGTTGGATATAAGCGCGGTTTGTCACACCCAAGGCAGAGTAAGCGGCCAGCAAGCCGTATTCGTTGAGTTCGTATCCGTTGATAGGAGTACCAGTTGTGGTGTTGTAGAAGAATGGCACACCAAAGGTGGCTGCTAAATCACGCTGGCTGGTGATCAAATATGTTTTGTTTGCATTAGCGGCAAGAGTACCGGCTGCTACAGTGATTCCATCACTGGATACTTTGTTTTGCGCTGTGGCAACCACAAAGTAGGGTACTGTGTTAACGGCTGAGGGTACGTATTGACTCTGGTCAATTACTGTTACTTCTACGCCGGGTGATGTTAAAGCCATAATGGTTTCCTTTTCAAGTTCTAATATTTATTGACAAGTGCCAAAAACACCCAGTTTGAATGACCTATATGTAGGCTCGTGTGCTAAATACTGTATGAGACCATTTTGTAAAGTATGCGGAACGCAACCTCGGGCGGTGGCCTATCACAAATATGATCGTGTGTACTATAGATCAATGTGTACCGCTTGTCAGCGCCGTGGGCGCAAGCAGAAAGCACCTGTACCTCGCTGGCAACTAGACGGGTACAAGAAAAAACCCGCATGTGACAAATGCGGGTTCAAAGCTAGATATCCTAGTCAGTTATTTGTTTTTCACATCGACGGTGATTTAGTCAATAGCAATCAACGCAATCTTAGAACTGTGTGTTTGAACTGTAGTATTGAAGTGAAGCGTAGTGATGTTACCTGGCGTCGCGGCGACCTTGAACC